GTCCTCCAACTTTAATTAATGTGACAAAAGTAGTCTCTCGTGTTACAAAATGATTTGGAATAAGCAAAACATTACTACGCAGCGGTATGGCGTTGCAAGCTTGACCATCCTCTCTTTGGATATACAATAGGCGATTTCCTACCATCTCACACAACTGCTCATACGAAGTTGTCTTAGATTTGTTAGAAGCGCCTGCATTACCAAATCGATAAGCCCTTTCACGAGAATGTACATCCCAAAATTCTGTTGTCCTTTGGTAAGGTTTCATATCAGGTTTGAGTGTTATACATACTGCTGCTTGCTTGCTTTTCAAAGTATTATAATTGCGAACTAATTCCACAATAATTTTCCAAATTCCTGCAGCGCAAATAAATGCCAAGAATCGTTGCTTTGTCTTCCAAGACATACTGCGGAAATAAGTTGAGGGCCGCGTTATGGTTGTCCATCTCTTAACAGTCTGTTTGTAAACAAACCAGAAACGTCCCAAAACATAGATCAAATACAATGATATAATTACAACGATCTTCGTGAATCCATACTTCTCTCCCAAAATGTCAGAAAGAAAAGTCATTGCAATTGCGATAAAAACATAAGGCAAACTATTTACAACGATAGATTTTAATAGACCACGATTCAAAAAAGCAATGATGTAACAACCATACTTTGAATTAAATAATGATACTAGCAAAGCGGATAACCACTCACAAAAATCTCCTTCCATAGTATAAAAATAGTCTACAACTTCATTATAATACGGAATCCGGGGTTGCCAACCTGCTTGGTTTTCAAGCGGACAACAAGTGCAGTATTGAACTGGCATATCACATGCACACAAAGGCATCTCTTCCAGAGTCCTCTGACCAGCAACAAAAGCTTCTTGGCGCTTAAAATGCGCGCGTGAATCATCTTTCAAAAAGGCAAGCAATTCTCCAATTTGAATATCAATCAATTGTTTACCTTTATAAATTATAGGATCATATACAACTGATTGTGTTCGTCCGGGCTTAAACTTGTCTCCTGTCTTATTTACCATATATCTGGGAGATTCAACAGTAAACGTAGCATAATCCGGAAATTGATGATTTGCCATGTGCGCAATTTTGCTATTATCTAGCATTTTTGTTCCTCGCTTACAATACTTGCGTTTCACCCTCTGCGTAATGGTCACTTCAAAACGACGATTAATTGATAATGGTTCATTCGAAAGTGTGTTTGATAAAAGGTCCTTGACATTAGTAGTTCCAATTACTACGTCAGGCTCGATCATAATCTTGCCTTTCATCTCCGCATTCGGGTTAAGGGCCGCCATCGGAATGTTATTTAAAAACATAATAATTGACGTGGTAGGTGACCCATCGGTATATTCCAAAGTAGTATTACAAATATCGTCCAAAATAACACCACTATGGTGTGTTTGGAACTCAGATTGAAATTTGTCGTCCTGATTCAAAGTGATAATAGCGCGAGGACTACTATCTTTATCATTGACTTTCAAAACATAGCGTATTAATGCATTTGAAATCGCTGACTTACCTACACCAGAACCACCAAACAACAATATACCATACGGTTTCTTGCGAATGCCATCCTTCTTTGTCAAAGCTCGGGCAGCAACTACTTGTTTCAAATTGTTTAAACGCGTAGAATAATAACTGCGCTCCGATGACTTGCAATTGTCTAATAAAATAGTGGTTTTGGTGATTAATTCTGATACACGTCGATCAAAAGTTTCACCAGAAATATCAGCACCACGTCCTATTTCCAAATGCAATTTCTGTTGCATCAAAGTAGTATATTCGTCATCATACGCACTGTCTCTCTCACTTTGGAAAAAAGATAAAATGTCTCCTGTCCGAAAAGATAAAATGCATAATCCAACAAATGTCTTACTAAATGCAGCGACTTTTTCCAATAATTCAAAAAAACTAACTTTGCGGCGTAAAGGTTCCGTTGCAAAAACAGGAACACCTCGTATAGCCAAATCAATCTTTTTGATCCATCCTAACGTAATCAATAACGTCAAAATTTCATAAAAATTATTCCAAATATCGCTTTCCTTAATAATAGGATAATACTTCTCCACTAAATCTGGAAAAGTTTCCTTACTAGGAAAAGACG